AAGAAGCTTGTTTAGGCCATCCGTAATACAAATGAGTATAACCAGACTGTGTAGTTAAATGATTATGTATTTCTGTTCTGTGTAAAGTTTTAGCTGCTACTTCTATACCATAAGCAAATTTTTCAGCTAATCTTTTATACTCTTTATCATAAGGTATATACATAGGAAATTCAGCACCCGTTTCAAAAAGAGCTCCATAGTTTGTTGTAATACAATATAGTCCAGCTGCCATAGATTCTAATAAAGATATGCATGAAGTTTCTTCAAATATACTTGGGTATACATACATATTATAATTTTTTATATTAGCTCTAATGTATTCGTTTGATTTGTAACCAATGTAATTTACATTAGGTAGCTGCTCTGCTTGTTCATACAAAGCTTTGTAATTATGATCATTTTTTTCCATAAAATCTTTACCATACACTTCACACGAAGAGTAAACATCTAAACTAATTAATGGATTCTTTACTAATTGCATGGCACCTAATAGTACACTTAGTCCTCTCCACGGAGTATTTTGATGTATAATTTTTATTGGTTGACCTTCTTTGTAAAGATTAGCTTTTTCTATTTTCTCAATACCATTTTTAATAACAATACATTTGTGGTCGGGTAGTCCAAACATCATCCTAAATTTTTCATGGTTCCAATGTGAATTAAAAACATACCAATCATATATATTATGATTCGCTTTATTTTTAAACCAAGGGTATATATTAGGTTGGTCGTAAGAATTTTTTTGCCAAAGAATGTTTACCTTTTTTGGATCTATTGGTATTTTACCCGGAACACTTGTACATATTTGTACTTGGTCTAATAATTTTTTGTCTACGTATTTTTCTAAATAACTAAATTGTAATTCAGTTCCACCCTTAGGTGTTTGATTTCTTATTATCATTTTGTTTATTCATCACTTTCTGCATTAAATCTAATCCTTTAGGAGAAACCTGCACTGTAACATCTTGTACAATATCGGGTCCTTCTACTTTCTCTTTAAACACTTCGTTTGTTTTTGTATTTCTATAAGTTGTTATAGTCGTACAATCTATTTTATATATATTATCCATTCTGATCTTCTCTACTGATTTCTAGTATTGATAGTGTGGCACTTATACCAGATGTATCAGAAGTTTCAAGAGCAATTGAATCATTTTCTTCTAGAATAATAGGTCCTTTAGCTAAATTACAGATAGTAGGACCTGTTACAGAAGCATATGCAACAACAAAAGAAGTAGATGCAGAGCTATCTGTTACATGAGTTTTAACTACTTTTGATCCTGATTCATTAGTTACTTGTATATTTTGTATAATAGCATTTGCATTACTTGGACAAGTGTAAGTCGTAACAGCTGTAGTAACCGTTGGATCATAGAATGCGTTTTTATAAAAGTTTGCCATTAATTATCTATGAGTATTAACTCAAAACCTCCTGATGCTGCAGACGATGCTGATGCAATCGCCTGAAAGTCTAAATCTGTTTTTTCCGTAAATCCATTAATAGCATATTTTCTAAATTGATTAAAACCACCTCTTGCATTTGCAAACTCTTTTGTATTCCAAGCTGCATCAGTAACTGTATTATCTCTAGTAAGTAATCTAAACGTATGTTCATTATCTTTTGATGATGAAAAATCTAAACTAATTAAATAACCTGTTTTACCTGCAGGTATTGTATAACAAGCCATAAGTGTTTGACCAAAACCAGAATTGTCTACACTAATTTGTGCAATTATATTTGAGGATGTTGTATTAGTCATAGTAATAGTTCCTTCATTTGTTCCTGTAGATCCAGCTGTTACTACTCTTGCTCTATACACTCTTAAAAATAATCCAGTAGTAACAACAGGAGTTAATCCATTCATAGTTACTGTTTCAGTCAATACATTCCAACTAGAGTCTAACCCTTCTATTTCAACCGTCCTTGCACCAGTTCCAGCTGAAGTATCATCAGCATCATCACTTACAACACTTAAAGTTTCAGCTGCAGTTGGCCATGGATATAAATTACTGCCATCCCAAATAGATTCATAGTCAGCTGATTTTACACCAGGATTTCTTCCAAATTTAGATATTTTTGAATAACCAGTAAAATCACCTTTAGCAACTGCAAGAAAAAAATCTATATCACTAGTACCTGGACTAGTTCCACCTGTTGTATTTACATTATTACATCCAGACATTAGCAACCAAACCTTGAATTAAACCATGTAAATCTTTCTAGTTCTTTTCTTAAATCATCTTGATATGAAAAATTTAATTCAGTTTTAATTGTATCAACCGCTTTTAGAATTTGTCTCTGGTTTTCGACATCGTATTCTTCTTTAGGTTCTGGTATATATGAAGTTATTCTAGCCATTATCTTCTTCCATCTGGTTGAGCATCCATTCTAAAACTACCATAACGCCAAGTTTCACCTGCAGCATCATTTTCAATCTTTAAAGATAGTAATCTTCCTCGAGCTCTAGTATCTACTTTATCAGTAGTGGCTGTTATTGTAAAGGGACCTAAAGGAGAACCTGTTTGAGTGTCCGATGGATAATCGGATATAAATAAAGTTACTTTAGAGTTACCTACTAAAAATTTATAATCAGGCATAAATCTTCTCATAGACATAAACAATTCACCATCATCAATATCAAAATCTCCAGATCTTATAAAAGCATTAATTGAAGTTGTACCTGAACTATTAACCTGATCATTTCCTATTTCATGAGCATAATATATGGATGCTCCGTATAAATTAGTAATACCGCTAATTGGTGAAAAAACTGGAGTGCTTGTAGTATTGTATTCGGTTGCGTAAGGTTTTTCAAAAACACCTTGATCTTGATAAGTGCTACGAGCAAGGGACGAAGTAGTCCATGCGTTTTCTTGATAGTTGTACGTCACACACCTGTCAATTTGTTCAGATCCTGATTTAGGATAAAACCAATTTACTTCTGTATATAAAGAATTAGGCTCAGAATAAACAGTAGCAGCAGACTGATAATTAAGACCTAAATTTCCATTTTGAACTGTAAACACGAAATCTTCAACTAAACAAGGAAGTGCTTTAACCGTACCATCATACATAAAAAACCCACCTTCATTAGACATCCAATACACTGCACCATTAACATAACTTGCTGCATGTTGGGCAATACAGCCACAATTAGTTCCAACTTGTCTAACACTAAAAGTAAAAGGTGGCCCTACAAATTGAATAACATAAGCAGCTAAATCTGTTAATACAAAAACATAGTCTTTACCTTGTAAGGCTGCAGTAATTTTATTACCTGTATCTAATCTAAAGGTACCCGCAGTATTAGTTGCTGTAGGTGCATATGTATTTAAATCTTCTTGATTAGAAAATCTTACAAACATAGGGTCTTGAGTTAAAGAATTACCAATAGTAGTCTCTGTTCCAAAATGAAATAAGTGTCTGTCTCGATCTGAAACTAATGTAAATCTAGTAGCTGTTGGATTAGCAGAGGTAGAAAATCCTGATGTTGATGTTGAAGCTCTTACAGCTCTTGGATTAGTCGCTCCAGCATCCCAAGTAAATGTTTTACCATTAAATATAGTTGCAACCAATACTTCACCAAAATTATCTAAAGACCAGTTACCAGGATCTAGTGTTACACTACTTACAGTTCTTTCTGTGCCCCAGGTTGAATCACTCCATAAATAAGTTCCCCATCCATATCCTTTTGTTTGAAAGGTTGGTCCAATTATAACATAAGGATTAATTGTAGCTCCCCCTGTTCCAGATGAAGCACCAGCGACAGCTGCAATAGGAGTTTGAATAGTAAAAGTATTAGCAGTAGGCACAGTCAATATTTCAAAAGCACCTTTAGTAAAAGTATCAGAAGTTGTAAATCCATTGGGAGTTGTAACACCTGTAAATGTAATGTATCTACCAACAGCTAATCCGTGGGAAGTTTTATTAACAGTAACAATGTCAGAACCTTCAACAGTGTCGAAGTTAGCTCCAGTAATTGCTGTATCCAAAGGAGTGATGTCATAAAATGCTTCTCCATAATATAAAAATAATCCTTGAGAGGTTCCTATAGCCGTGTATTTTTCTCCTTTTAAACTAGCAAAAGATAATTGAGCCCGTGCTGCTCCAGGTAATGTCTCGTTAGCAACAGTCAGCTGTTCCCATCCACCTATTTTTTCAGGTGCTGTATACCTAAAACGTACAAAATCTCCATCCACCCATTGTCCAGGGAGAGCGGAGGGTACGCTTTGTTTATTAAAACCAGGTGCAAAATCTACTTTTTTTAAGGCCATA